TGTTGGTGGTGGTGCTGCTACAGGTGGTGCTATGGCACCAGAAGAGAAGAAAGAGTCTGCTCCTGATAGTGGTGGTAGTGGAGGTTTTAGACTTCCTGACTTTAAAAAGTTAAGAAAAAGATTTAGGAAGTTTCGTAAGAGTAAACCATTTAAGAAAGCAAAGAAATTCCTCTCAAAAGGAAAGGGAAAAGTAGGAAAAGCATTTAAAAAATTAAGTGTAGTTGGTAAAAAGGCAGGAAAGGGTCTTAGCAAAGTCGCCAAACAGGGAAAAGGATTAGTTAAAGGTGTCTCTAAAGCAGGAAAGTCATTACTAAAGAAGGGTATAAAGAAAATTGGTGCTAAGGTAGGTGGTAAAGCAATAGCAAAGGTAGGTGCAAAGGCACTAGGAAAAGGATTACTCAAGAAAATACCATTTGTCGGATTAGGTGCAGGACTGTTGTTTGCAGGACAACGATTGATGAAAGGTGATTTTAAAGGTGCAATGTTAGAAGCAGCATCTGGTATTGCAGGTACAATACCTGGCGTTGGAACTGCTGTATCCATAGGACTCGATGCTACACTTGCTGCTAAAGATATGGGTATATTACCCGATCAGAAGAAAGCAGAAGAGCAAGCATCGGGATTGACAACACCAAACGCTGCAATAGACAGTCTTGGTAAACCTATTGTTCTAAACCCTCCTACCATGAAAGCATGGAAGAGGGCAGTTAACGCTGCAGCAAAAGATGGTATCAATCTACCAAACAGTGTTACATCTTCATATAGAAGTCCAGAGCAACAAGCAGCATTAGTCTCTGCAGCACAGGCAGGAGATCCAAATGCTATAACTCCTGCAGCACCTGGCAACTCACCACATGGACAAGGTTGGGCAGTTGATATACAGTTTGGTAGTAAGGCAAGCGAATGGATGCGAGAGAAAGGTAAAAAATATGGTTTTCAATGGCAGGGAGAAGATGATCCAGTTCACTTTGACTTTATAAACGGAGAAGATAATGATAAGTGGTTGAGGAAAGGTAAGAACAAGTGGTTACCTGATATCCCTCCCGAAGAATCAAAAGTATCTTCATCAGGGTCAATTAAAACTCCTAGTGCGTCAACACTTCAAAGTTCAAAACGTTTTGAGGAGTTTAATGACTTGATAGAACAAGGATATTCTCCAGAAGAAGCAGATAAATTATCACTAGAAAAATTTCCTCTACAGATTGGTGATAGAGAAAGTGGAGGAGGCGGTGGTGTTAATACAATGCCAACACCGCCAAAAGTTGTCTACATACCTGTACCTACGTATCAGAAAAATAGAAGAAAGAATCAATGGGGTAGGAATGAGACAAATGTTCTAGACCCACATGGCAAGGGTAATGCACAACTAGCATACGCATCATGAAGAAAGCTGTTAACTCTATGAAAAATATAGGAAAGGGGATTGGTAACTTTATTAGTAACCCTAATGCAGTTGCTAGTGCGATGGGTGTTCCTGCGTCTGAACAGACTGTTGATGTAAAAGCTACTAGTCTAGGATCAGAACCTATAGTAAAAGCAAAGGCAGCACCAAAGCAAGACCTTGTTCCAAATCCAGTAAAATCAACAGCTATTACTAAGAAGAGAAGAGGTAGACCAAAGAAATTGCAAACACTTGCACAGGTGCAAGCAGATATAGATGCAAGAAATCAAACCTATAGAAGTCCTATTACAGGAGGTTTATTACCAGTCAAGAAATCTAAGAAGGTTACCAGTCTAGCAAAAGGTGGTATGGATGGTGATAGTAAGAAAAAGAATGTAGATAAGTCATTAGAAAAAGATTTTAAACTAGATCCTAAGATGAAGAAGGCATTTAGTGACGCAATGGCATTGCCCGCTAAATCTGCTGCTGTTGCATTGATTGACTTGTTAGAGAAGATTCCTGCACCAAGTAAAGAAGCATCTAAGATTCTTAACAGAAATATAACTAAGATCGCTAATGCATTTAAGTTAGGTGCTGCAAGTACAGAAGTTGCTAATGATGAAGAGGATAATGATAAAGATGGTGATGATGATAATAAACCCACATTGATGCAAGCATTGATAGGTAAGGCACTCGATAAATTTGGTGGTGGCGGTGAAGGTGGTGGTGAAACTGGTGGAT